CTGGAAACAGTTTCCAAAAGTTAGAGACATGAAGGAATCTTCACAATTAGAGCAAGATGCTATGACAATTACATCTGTGTTTAGACCTTCTGAGGTTACAGAGTTAGTAAAGCCTGATGGAAGCGTGAAGCATTGGAATGATGAAATGATAAGCCTACCGAATAATTTGGTGGTAGCTAGACAGAGAGCTAATAGAGGTCAATTACGATCTGATACTAATATCTACTTCCTGCATAGGGAAAATGGATTTGAGATAGCAGATAAAACGTATTTGTTTTAATTTTATACATTGTTATACATAGTATATTAAAAAATATGAAGCAATATTCGATTACAACAATAAAAAACTATCCAGATGACGGCAGACATCAAGAGTGCTGGATTAACTTGCCTTTTCAGATACGAAAGGGAGAGGACGGTTATTATTGGAGGGATAAAAAAGGCAAAGAACACAAGTACAACCTTTCCAAAGACATAAATAAAATAGACGGTCGATGGATTGTTAATTTAGAAGATGATGCTAACTACAGTTTAAAGCAGATATTCGAGATAAAGGTGAACAAAGACCTTGAAAAAATTATTGCGTATTGCGTAAAGTTATACCTAAAAAGTCTCCCGTAGTTATGGGTTACAGGGTGTACTAAGAAACTTTAAATTAACTAAGATACAGAATGGAAGATTTTAAACAACGAAAAAAAAACAAACTAAAGCAAATAAACGATGAATGTTTAGCATTTATTAATGAACAAAAAACCGCTAGACACCCATTACCTAAAGCAATGATAATTTTAAAGGTGCTTTACTATACTAATAGTATGTTTAAAGTGGCTTATATGACAGAAAAGGATTTTAAATGATAATACCTAATATGTTTAAAAAAACAAAACAAAGACAAATAGGTGAAACCAAACTTGTTAAAAGTAAATTTGGAGAATACTACAACCAATACGAATGGATGGGTAAACCTTTAAACGGATGGGTAAATAGTGGATGGGTTCCTAAAAACGTTTTTTTTGATTGTAAACAGCGTGAATTAAAACACAGACATATTGTTTTTGCAAATAATGTTCCTTGTTATTACGATAAAGAAAGATTGACTTTTAAACCTATTGACGGTTCGTGTGCGCTAGGTATTGAAGTTGTAGATCATATAAGCTTAGATCAGCCCGATTACCCATAACTAGGGCATAAACGTAATACACTTATCATACCAAATCGAGGGGATAAGTGTACCTTTTAAGCTATTCACTAAATTTTAGTATTTTTATCGAATGAGTGTAGATTTAGTAAAATTTCAAAGCGCTGTTGATTATATCCAAAATCACATGGATAATTACAACACTATTCCAACCATATCGGATATAGCAAAAGCCTGTAAGATATCTACCGCCACAGCTAGTAAGTATGTATCTATGTTTAACATTAAGCAATCTATTGACGTTGCTAATTTGCTTACTCCAAGTGTAATTCAAAAGCATTACGACTTAATCAAAAACGATGATAAGGGTAACGCTAAATTGATAGATACGTGGTACGATAAAATAGCAGGAATGGGTGATAAAGGGGATTCTAATAAAGCACCACAAATTAATATTAACCTTGTTCCCGCTTCTCAAGCGGTTAAAGTAGACGTAGACGATGCAGAGGTTATAGATGGAGAATAGCAATGTTCTAACGCCAGACATGGTAATGAATGATGCTTACATTCCGATTTATAACGATACTCGAAGATACAAGGTTTGCAAAGGTTCTAGGGGTAGTGGTAAATCAGTTGCGTTTGCTCAAATAGGTCTTTTGTACACAATGCTTAGAGAAAACAACTGGATATTAGTTACTCGTAAAGTTGGTGATACGCTTAGAGATTCGGTATATAAAGAGTTTAAGAACGTGGCTGATGATATGGGCATATATAATGAATTTAAGTGGAGAACCAACCCCCTTTCTATTCGCTACGGAACCAACCTCATTACATTTAAAGGTGCTGACGACCCTCAGAAAATAAAATCTTCTGCCCGCCCTAACATTATATGGATGGAAGAAGCCTATGAATTTAGCAAGCATGATTTTGAGACGTTAGATTTATCTCTTAGGGGTATCCATACTAAATACCCTCACGAAATGTGGATTACCCTTAACCCAATGGATGCTAGGCACTGGATTAAGAAAGAGTTTTACGATGAAGATCGTAGTGAAGATGCGCTCGTAATGAGTACTACCTATAAGGATAATAGGTTTTTAGATAAGCCATTCATTAAACGTTTAATGAGATTGAAGCGTACAGACCCACAAACCGCTAGAGTGTTGGTCGATGGTGAGTGGGGTGTTCCTAGAGATGGTTTGGTATATCCTGACTGGAAAGTGGAGTAGATTTTGGCTGGTCAGACCCTACAGTAATAATGGAAGTAAGTATTTACGAAAAGCGAAAAGTTGTGTATGTAAAGGAAATACTGTACGAAAAGGGAATGACTACCGATCAAATTATTAGGTGGATAGAGGACTCAACGTTAGACACATCTAGAGTGTTTTACTGTGACTACCAAGAAAGCGAAAAAATCTTTAGATTACAAGAAGCTAATATTAATGCTGAAAACTGTATCACTAAGGATATTTCTGCTCGAATTATGAGGGTAAAAGAATACACGTTATACATACATGAATCTTCGCAAAACACACGAAGAGAACTAATTAATTATCAGTGGGATACAGATAGACATGGTAGCCTTATTGACCAAAAACCTAAACCAAGACAGGAAGATCATGCTATGGATGCAATGGGTTACGCCATACATAGCGCTATTGGTGATGTTATTGGGGGGATTTATTAATGATTCAACTATTTAAAAGTTTATTTACAACGAACTACAACCGTGTCTATAGTACAGGTGGTGGAGTTGAGCATATATCCGAAGATCAAATGCAGACAATAGCCATTAATGGTTATAGAAAAAATGCGTTTGTACGATCTGCTATAAAAATTAAGGCTAATACTAAAGCTACGCTTCCAGTTAAATTGGTTGAATATGATTCTAAGGGTAAGTGGGTTCAAGTGTACGATCATCCTGCTTTAGATATACTCAAAAAGCCAAATGGTCAAATGGGTAAAACTCAGTTTCTAGTAGATTTGTTTTCTACATGGGAGCAGTACGGAGAATCATTTACTAATATTCAAATGCCTTTATCGGGTATTAATGCTAAAAAGCCTAAGAATCTTATTCCTATGCGCCCTGACATTGTTCGGGTGGTGGAAGGCAATACAGAAGCTATGCCCGTTAAGGAATATGTAGCATCTTGGAATCGTGAAGTAAAACTTAAACCTGAATTAGTTATCCATGTTAAAAACTATAACCCAATTAACTTTTGGCGTGGTTCTTCTGATTTGTTTGCTGTTGGTGACGTTATTGATCTCAATAATGCGTTCATTAAGTGGAACAATCAGGTAACTAAAAATAAGGGCGTTCCTCCATTTTACTTGCATACAGACAGATACCTAACCGAACAGCAAGCGGACGACATCGCTAATAGGGCTAAGTCTAAAATGGCAGGAGATAATCAAGGAAAGCCGTTTGTTACATATAAAGGCTTAATGCTTAAAGAGTTAGGATTTAGAGCGCAAGATATTGAGTGGTTTAAAGGTCTTAATGAAACTGGTAGACAAATACTGTACGCTAAAGGTTTACCACCTGAGATGATTATGGTGAACGAGAATATAAATTCAGGAAACCGTGAAATAGCTGAAAGAGCGTATTACTTATATACAGCTATTCCTGAAGCCATGACGTTTTGGGAGTATTTTGGTCAGAGGTTACTAGACTGCTACTCAGATACGCAGAATATGGCCTTCATCATAGATCAAGATGATATTCTAGCCTTAGTGAAGTATATCGAGCAGAAACACAAAATGCACAGAGCGGATTATTTATCAGGTATTACATATCGCAACGAAGCGAGAGATCATATTGGTGAAGAGCCACTTAAAGATGATGTAATAGTAATGCCACAGAATGTAGGTGAGTTAGGTTCTGACGTAAACCCTGATGCTGGTGGTAACGGTAGAGGTAATACAGAAGATTTACAATAATGGAAAAGAAGATGGAAAAAAACGACTTAATAGAAAACGCTAAAAAAGCCACCAATCATTTTGACTTCTACTCTAAGGTTGTAGATGTAAAAGAGTGGGATGGTAAAGATAAATACGCTTACGCAAAAACGTGGGGTGCAGTCAATAATAACATTGATTTTGGGCGTGAGATTATCGCAGAAGGCGCTATGTCTCAATCTGTAAATATGAAGAATGGTAATTTTCCCTTACTTATAGATCATAAGGCGTTTGATCTTGATTATTTAGCAGGGGTTGTATATGGTGCGGAAGCAAAAGAATACGGTCTTATGTGTCCATTAAAAATTAATATGGAAATAGAAAAAGGTCGTCAGTTGTACTCGCAAATGAAAATGATGTTTGAACATAATATGCCTTTAGGTAGTTCTATAGGTTATTCTATTGTTCGTGATTCATGGGAAAAAATAGACGGGCAAGATGTACATATTCTTAAAGAAATACGAATACATGAAATATCTAAAACGCTTTTTCCAATGAATGAATTAGCTGTAGGTG